AACAAAATACAAAAGATACAGAAGAGTTAACTAAGGCAATGGATGATTTAGCTAAGGCAAAAGAAGAAGCTGGTATAGAAGAAGATGCAACCCCTAAAGGTGAAGACTTTTTTTATGATTATTTAGACATTGGTATGTCTTATTTAGACGGATTCGGTAAAAAACACTCTTTAGACGATAGCCAGTTAGAAAAACTAGGTAAAAAAATAGTAGACCAATTATATAAAGGTGATGTTGGTAAAGCATATGATGCCATTGTTAAAAGAGGTGCAATGAAAGAAGATGAAGATAAAGAACCATCTAAAGCAGAACTTAAAAAAACAAAAGGTTTAGCTAAAGCAAAAGAAGAATTAGCTTTATTAACTCGTGAAATGAAGTCATTAGCTAAAAAGTATTCTAAAGCTGAAGGTGAAGAAAAAGAAAAGTTAGTTAAAATCTTAAAAGATAAAACTAAATTAAAAAAAGAGTTAGAGAGCATTTTAGATAAATAAAAATGAAATTTAACGAAAGGTTTTTGTATTCATTAAAGATTGTTATTTTACTAGTTATTATAGCTTGGTTATTACTATCTAATGAAGAAGATTATACCGAAGATTATAATGCAAAAATAGTAGCATTAGAACAAAAAGTTGATTCATTACATCATATAAATGACGAATTGACTTTTAAAATCGATACATTAAATGGTCAGATAGTAAAATTAGACCAACAAATTGATGTTAAAGATAATAGGATAAGAACTTTAAAATGGAAAGTAAATGAAAAAGTTAATGCTGTTGATTCTTTTGATGATAATGAGCTTGAAAGGTTTTTCACAGAGCGTTACGGACAGTACCTCGATTCAGTTAAAAAAACCGATAGTAAAATTAGTAATTAAAGATTTAATAACAGGTGATGGTGCTAAACAGGAATTGTCACTTAGTTTGGGTAAAATAAAATTATTAGAACAAAAAGTTGTTTTAAAAGATAGTATTATTTTTAATCTTAATTCTCAATTAGGGAATTTTGAATCTATAATGGTTACTAAAACTGATCAATTATCTATCTCACAAGAATTATCTAAAAGACTTCAATTAGATTTAAAAAAACAAAAAGCTAAAACTAAATTAATGGGAGGAGCTGGTATAGTAGCTGTTATAGGAGTAATATTCTTATTAAAATAATATATGTCAGACTTAAAAAAAGTAATACGTCAAGAATATTTAAAATGTGCTAAAAACCCAGTACATTTTATGCGTAAATACTGTTATATACAACACCCACAACGTGGTCGCATACAATTCAATTTGTACCCATTTCAAGAAAAAGTATTAACGTTATTTCAAGAAAATGACTATAGCGCTATACTAAAATCTAGACAATTAGGTATATCAACTTTAGTATCGGGTTACTCTCTTTGGTTAATGACCTTTCATAAAGACAAAAATATATTAGCTTTAGCAACCACACAGGCAACTGCAAGAAACTTAGTAACAAAAGTACAATTTATGTGGGAAAATTTACCTTCATGGCTTAAAGTAGATTCTGCAGAAAATAACAAATTATCACTTAGGTTTACTAATGGTTCAAAAGTACAAGCAAAATCTTCAAACGCTGATGCTGCACGTTCAGAAGCAGTATCATTGTTAATAATTGATGAAGCAGCTTTTATTGATAATATTGCAGAAACATGGGCTTCTGCACAACAAACATTAGCAACGGGTGGTGGTGCTATTGTGTTATCAACACCTTATGGTACTGGTAATTGGTTTCATCAAACATGGGTTAAAGCTGAAGCAGGAGAAAATGATTTTTTACCAATCAAATTACCATGGTATGTACACCCAGAAAGAGACCAAACATGGAGAAATTCACAAGATGCTTTATTAGGTGATCCTAGATTAGCTGCTCAGGAATGTGATTGTGATTTTAGCACATCGGGTGATATTGTATTTTATAATGAATATTTAGAATTTTATGAAAAATCCCATATTAAAGAACCAATGGAAAGAAGAGGTGCTGATCAAAATTTATGGGTTTGGGAATCTCCTGATTACAGTAGAGATTATATGGTTGTAGCTGATGTTGCTCGTGGGGATGGAAAAGATTTTTCTACTTGTCATGTAATGGATGTTGAAAATAATGTACAAGTAGCTGAATATAAAGGACAATTAGGTACAAAAGAATTTGGACATTTATTAGTAGGTTTAGCTACTGAATACAATGAAGCAATGCTTATTATAGAAAATGCAAATATTGGCTGGGCTACAATTCAAGTAGCTATAGATAGATCATATCCTAATCTTTATTATTCACAAAAGAGTGACTCCTCCAATGCTAATTCGTATTTTGATAGATATCAAGACCACTCCAAAATGGTTGCTGGTTTTACTATGTCATCTAGAACACGACCTATGGTAATAGGTAAATTTCAAGAATATATAGCAGATAAAGGGGTAACAATACAATCAAGAAGATTAGTAGAAGAAATGAAAGTGTTTATTTGGAAAAATGGTAGAGCAGAAGCACAAACAGGATATAATGATGATTTGGTTATGGCTTTTGGTATTGCAATGTATATTAGAGATACAGCATTAAAATTAAGGCAACGAGGTTTAGATGTAACTAGAAAAGCACTAAACAATATAAAAGTAAATAGAACATCGTATCAAGGAGGATATTTTGCTAGTGGTAATGATAATCCTTACCATATAGATACAGATGGAGGTAAAGAAGACATTAGTTGGCTTCTATAATTAATATTTATAACAATAACTATATACAATGGCAGATAAAGGCTTATTTAGTAGACTACAAAGATTATTTTCAACAGATGTAATTATCCGTAATACAGGTGGTAATCAAATAAAAGTAATTGATAGTAGTACTATACAACAAAATGGAGGATTACAAACTAATTCTTTAGTAGATAGATACAATAGAATATTTACTACTAGTCCCTCTTCATTATATGGGGCACAATTTCAATTTAATTATCAATATTTAAGACCCCAATTATACTCAGAGTATGATGTAATGGATACTGATGCTATTATTGCCTCAGCCTTAGATATTATAGCTGATGAATCAACTCTTAAAAATGATATGGGCGAAGTATTATCTATTCGTTCCTCAAATGAAGATATACAAAAAATACTTTATAATTTATTTTATGACATTTTAAATATTGAATTTAATTTATGGTCATGGGTTAGACAAATGTCCAAATATGGTGATTTCTTCTTAAAATTAGAAATATCAGAAAAATTTGGTGTTTATAATGTAATACCTTATACTGCTTATCATATTGAAAGACAAGAAAATTTTAACCAAACAAATCCAGCAGAAATAAGATACAGATATTCCCCAGACGGTTTAGTTAATTCTAATACAGGAATGTATAATGTACCAGGTGCTGGAAATGATAATTCACCTGGAATATATTTTGATAATTATGAAATGGCTCACTTTAGATTAATTGGTGATGTTAATTATTTACCTTATGGTCGTTCTTACATAGAACCAGCCCGTAAATTATTTAAACAATATACATTAATGGAAGATGCAATGTTAATCCATAGAATTGCTCGTGCACCTGAAAAACGTATTTTTTATATGAATGTTGGTGGTATACCTCCAAATGAAATAGATGCATTTATGCAAAAAACTATTACGAATATGAAACGTACTCCATATGTAGATCAAAAAACAGGTGAGTACAATTTAAAATATAACATGCAAAACATGATGGAGGATTTTTATATCCCGATTCGTGGAAATGATCAAACAACAAAAATTGAAACTACAAAAGGTTTAGATTATGATGGTATTCAAGATGTTGAGTATTTAAGGGATAAATTATTTGCAGCTCTTAAAATTCCTAAAGCATTTTTAGGATATGACGAAAATATAGAAGGTAAAGCTACATTAGCAGCCGAAGATATTAGGTTTGCACGTACAATTGAAAGAATACAAAGAATATTAGTTTCTGAACTTAATAAAATTGCACTTGTTCATTTATATGCCCAAGGATATAGAGATGAAGCATTGACTAATTTTGAATTATCAATGCAAACTCCTTCAATAATTTTTGAACAAGAAAAAATTGAGTTAATGAAGTCTAAAACTGAATTAGCCCAATCTTTATTAGAAAATAATTTATTACCAAGTGATTGGATATATGATAATATATTCCATTTATCCGAAGACCAGTATGATGAATATAGAGATTTAATTCGTCAAGATTCTAAACGTAAATTTAGAAATGCTCAAATTGTAGCTGAAGGTAATGATCCAGTTGAAACAGGTAAATCATATGGTACACCTCATGATTTAGCTTCATTATATGGTAAAGGCAGAATGTATTCCGACCCAGGAAATGTGCCTGATGGTTATGATACAGACCCAGATACTAAATTAGGTCGCCCTAAAGATGGTATTTCTAACCATGGAAAACAAGCTAGTAACTTTGGTAAAGATCCATTAGGAACTAAACGTATGAAAGATACAGATAAAAACGATTCTAAAGATAGTAGAACAGATACTAATAAATCTGGCTTAGCATTAGAAAATACACAAATATCTTATTTAAAAAATGTAGACATGTTTAAAAAAATGAATGAAAAAGTATTAATCTTTGAACAAGATAAAGATAATACTACATTATTAGATGAAAACCAATTGAAGAAGTAATAAACTTTACATATTTATAAATAAATATATTTTTTGATGAAAATAAAACATTCAAAGTACAAAAATACAGGAATATTATTTGAACTGTTAGTACGTCAAATCACAGCAGACACCTTAAAAGGCGGTGATTCCCCTGCTATAAGTATACTTAAAGAATTTTTTGTAAAAACTACATTAGGTCGTGAATATAAATTATATGAAACAATCTTAAAATCCAAAGTTTTAAATGAAGGAAGAGCAAATATAGTAATTACTACTATTTTAGAGTCTTCTCAAAAATTTAATCGTACTTCACTAAGAAAACAAAAATATAATTTAATTAATGAAATCAAAAAACATTATACTTTAGATGTATTTTTTGGTGCTAAAATTAAAAATTATAAAGAATTAGCTTCTTTATATACCTTAATTGAAGGGTATAATACTGAAAATGTTAGTGATGCTAACCAATTAATTGAAAATAAAATAACCTTATTAGAGCATTTAACTAAACAAGAAATTAACGAAAAAGAAGTTAAAGAAGATATTCTTAAAGAATTCCAAACTTATGATAAAGATTTAAGAATTCTTACTTATAAAGTACTTTTAGAAAAATTTAATAATAAATACGATATTTTATCTTCTGAACAAAAACAAATCCTTAAAGAATTTATTAATTCAGTAGATTCTACACCAGGTTTAAGAAGTTTTTATAATTCTAAAATAAATGAATTAAAAACTATTTTAGGTAAAGAATTAAAAAATATTAAGGATAAAGCTATACAAATTAAAATTAATGAGATATCTAAATACTTAGTTGAATTAGATAAATCTTCTAAAATTGATAATAATAATTTAGTTGATTTGTTGCAATATTATGAACTAGTTAAGGAAATAAAAGTAGCAAATGGCACACAAATATAAACTCAAAGAAGCACCAGCTCCCAATCTAGCTAAACAAGTTGGAGCTAAAATTGGTGATGTATCTTATTCTAAAGATGGAGATACTAAATTTGTAGTTAACTCTATAGATAGAGAAACAGGACAAATAGGATGGAAAGTAATTGAACTACCAGCATTTGATAAATTAAATGATGATGTTGAAGAATTAGTATCAACTGCTAAAGGGGTTTATACTAAAACTAAATCGGACGAAGAGTTTAGAAAAATATATGAAGAAGCTAGGTTATTAAGAAATAAAATTAGAAAACACCTTCGTAATGAATACCCAGACGAGTATAAAAGAATGACTATGGAAGGGGAAGTTAATGAAGCTTATAGTGGTTTTAGAAGAGGAGAACCAGAAGACCCAGATTCTATTCCATTTAAACCAACAGGATCAGTATCTGAATTTAAAGAAGATTTAAGGGCATTATTTGGTAAATTTAAAGGTGATTTAAATAATCCTGATTTTATAAAGGGAGTAGCTCAAATAATGGTTAGTTGGAAATCCCTCTTAAGAAGCCAATTAGACGAAGAGGATGTAGATGAAATATCTACTTCTGGTGGAGCTGGATCTTATTTAACACCATATGCATTTAGAAAAAAAGGTGCTAAAGCCGATGATGAAGCATATACTGAATTAGGATATACTTTAGCTAAAGAAGGTAAATTGGGTGATGGTTCAGATCTAGGCCCAGGTCCAAAAGCAAGTGAAGATGGAGTAAAAGATAATGCTTACGTAAAACAATTTAAATATAAATTAGTACCTAAAAATAAAAAAGGAAATTATGTTCAAAAAGGTAGTGGTTTGGAAGTAAAAAATGTTTAATATGTATAAGTATACACTAGTAGAACAAGAAGATAAAGCATCTAAATTCCATGAGGAACGTATAGAGGCTTTTGATAAATTAGAAGCTAGATTTGAGGGTATTAAAAAATCTATAAAATTAGCAAAAATAGAAACAATAAAATATTACAGAGATAATCCGGAAAGCTTTGCTGTCGTAATTGGGACAGATATGATTAACGATTACTTTAATGATATAGAAACATTATTACAATAATATAATTATGAAAAAATCAGAAAAATTATTTAAAGATTTACTAAATGAAAATTTAGGATATGTAGATCTTAAACCCATTACTACAATTGAATCATCTCCTAAAACAAATTATGAAATTAAGTATGCTGAATATTTAGCTGAAGAAACTAAAAAAGCTAAAGAAGATGAAGATGTACCTGTAGTTTCTAAAAAAGAGTCTAAACATGTTGAAGAAGTAGATTCACATGCTTTTGATTATGCTGATTTAAATAATATAGATAACTTAAATGCTGAAGAATTTTCTAAGGGAGTTTATTTTGAAATGAATAAAGTTAGAGAAACTGTATCAGATGCTAATATTGGAGAAGCTATAGCAAAAGCAAGAAAAGTAGTTGCTAAAAACTTAGCAAAAGACCCTTTATTTTATATCAAAAATGCAGCTTTTGGGGTTGAAGGTTTAGGATACCAAGAAACAGAATTAGAAGAAGTTAGTGGTAAATATGCTGCTAGTGGATATTCTGATAAGTTAAAAAAAATAGTAAAAGAATCTTTAATGGGTGAATCAAGTATTGATGCTACTGAATTAGCAATACAAGCTTCACAAGCAAAAGCAGGTATGGATGAAGAAGCAAGACCTGACTATCCAGATGTAGATAAGGATGGTGATAAAGAAGAGTCAATGGAGAAAGCACTTAAAGATAAAGAAAAAAAGAAAAAAGTAAAAAAAGAATCAATTGACAGTAAATTAGCTGAAATTGGAAAAGAAGCGGAAGCTGTAAAATTAGAAGCACAACTAGACTATTTACATGAATACATCCAGGAAAAAGTAGATAGAGTTAATTCAATTAACGAAGATGATAATCTTAAAGAATTAATTGATAAAACTAAAATGAAGCAAATGCAAAGGGAAATTAAAGATTTAGAAAGAAAGAAAGCTAAAATGGAAAGGATTTATGAAAAATCTTGCGGTAAAAAATATGCTAAAAAAGGAATGGTAGACGAAATGGATGTTGATACCGAAGATAAATAAAGATGAGTAAATCACTTTTAATAGAAACAAATACCTTTAAAGTTAATCCTCTTCAATTAACAGAAAATGTTAATAAGGAAACGGGTAATTTAATGGTTGAAGGTGTTTTAGCTACAGCCGAAGTAAAAAATGGTAATGGTAGATATTATTCTAAAGACCTATGGAATAGGGAAATGGAAAAATATGGTGAAATAATTAAAGAAAGACGCTCGATGGGCGAACTTGACCACCCAGAGTCATCTGTGATTAATTTACAAAATGTATCCCATTTAATATCTGATTATTGGTGGGATGGAGATAATGTAATGGGTAAGATAGAAATTTTACCAACTCCTTCAGGAAACATTCTTAAAGAATTAGTTAAAGCAGGTGTAACCGTAGGTGTATCATCTCGTGGTATGGGTTCTTTAGAAGATAGAAATGGTGTAATGGAAGTACAAGATGATTTTGAATTATTATGTTGGGATTTTGTTTCAACACCATCTAACCCAGGTTCATATATGCATACCTTAAATGAAGGCAAACAAAATTTTGTATATGATTATACAAACGTAAATAAAGTAATTCATGAAATTCTTTGTTCTAAAGGTTCATGCCCTATTACATAAATAAAATTCTTTTAATATTATTAATAAATTTAAAACATAGAGCACTCTTTTGAGTGCTTTTTATATCTTAAGATATTTTCATATATGTATTATCATAATACACCATCTCTTATATGGTGTCAAATAAAATAAATCCCTATTACGGTTCCTAATAACCGTATTTCACAAATTAAAATTTTGCGATTATGTTAAACAACAGAGACTTGCTAAAAGAAGCAATTGCTGATGCTAAAGCTGTAAAAGAAACTGCTATAGCAAACGCCAAACTTGCTCTTGAAGAGGCTTTTACACCTCATCTTAAATCTATGTTATCTGCGAAATTAGAAGAAATGGACAAAGAAGACGTTGACGAAGGATACGATAAGTATGAAGAAGACGACGTTAACGAAAAAATGGATTCTAAAGACGAGATGAAAGAAGAAAAAGAAGAGATGGATGAAGCTAAAGAAGAGCTTGATGAGATTAACCTTGACGAATTACTCGCTGAGTTAGATCTTGAAGAAGATGCTCGTACAGA